TTATTTAGTGAACATTTTGCCGCGGCCGGTTATGACCCATTGCGCCGATACGTTGTATTTAACGACAATATGATGGATGTACTCTGGCTTTAACGTGAAGGTTTCTGGTTCTTTTTTGAGTTTGCACATAATCGAGTTGTCGATACCGAGTTCGTTGGACAGCGTTTTCTGGCCCCTTATATCTCGTCTTGATATAAGGGCCTCAACAGCTTCAAAGAATCGCTGTGTTATCTTCTGTCCCTCCGTTGATACCATGTTAGAATCCGTCGTTTGTTAATGCCATGATTACCTTGTAGACGGAGACAATCATCGACTTTGGCAGCTCTTCTGGCTCATACTCCTTGTTGTGTGATACGCATAGCACAAAATCCTTTGAGTTTTCAGTAAATTTGCGCACCTCTTTCAGAATGCGCCGCCCATCGTTTAGGAAAAGCACAAACGAATGGCCATACCCGAAATATTCCCTCCATCCTTCGACCTTTCGAATCAATAATAACGTTCCGGGACTATAAGTAGGAATCATGCTATTGCCAGTAACATGAACGCAGATGTCTTCATCATGCGCCCCGACAAAAGGAACGTATTTTTCAATATAGGCCGGCGCATCGGTAATGTCATTTGCTGCATTCATACCTCCTACCGCATCAAAATTGTATACCGGAACGAGCAAATAGCCATCGGAAGATTGTAATGCAGTCAGTTTTTCTGCGGCTTCTTCGATGCTCTTTTGTTGCCCTGCAACGTACTCGTGAATAGACCTATGCCGATCATCTGCAAATAACATTACAGGGTCATCGCTCAATAGGTAATTTGGATTGACCTTATCCGATAGGCTACACAAGTTCTGTACAAATTTTCCGCTCACACTCTTTACGCCGCTGATTATGTGAGATATAGTAGAACTATTGTAGCCTATTTTTTTTGCCAAATCCTTCTGATTCTCGACTATCCCTTGAGATACAAGCCATTGAATCACTTTCTTAACTCGTTCATTACCAGTCATAAGGTAAAATAATTTACTCAAAAGGTAATTTTTATTGCCCTTACGTTTGGTTAAAAGGTAAATTAAGATTACCTTTACGGCGTAAAAAACAATACAACTACCAATACCACAATACAAAGGTAAGATAAAGTGCTGATTTATCATCGACAGACCGTAAAAAAGCGAACAAAATGACACGAAAAGGTCAAAACCTATTCACCTATTACCAGAACTTGAAGGAGAAAACCAAGTTCATTCGCAAGGTTGCCCGGCGGTGCGATTTGAGTAGCAATGCTGTACTGAAATGGGCATTTGGCGACTGCAAACCCTCAAAGAAGGAATACATTGATATTCTGGTCGAGGAAACTGGCATCCCTGAAGCAAACCTCTTTAACCGAGACCTCGATGAGACGTGTTGAGTTCTATACGTTTGAAGACCAAGTATGGTATCGTCAGGAGGATGGAAGCCAGCATCAACTGACCGACAAAGACCGCGATGCGGTTCGGTTCATCATTGAGCAATTCCAAGAGTTTTACCCTGAAGCATACGAGGCTTGCGTGAATGAATATAGGCGGTGCCAAGCGAATCTTCTGCACTTTCAATTTCGCATTGCCCTGCGGCTTTGCAAGTGCAACTTCGGCGTAATCGACGACAGCACTTCGGATGTTGATTCGTATGGCAACTTCCATTTTGAGCACGTTCCATGCCCCTTGCGCGGTGAATGTAAATACGAGAATATCATCTGTCATCCGAAGTTCAACAGCAAAATATCGGATGCGGAAATGCGGGTAATTGAACTTTTGTTCAACGGCGTAGATAGGCCGGCAATAGCTGAAGAACTATGCCTTTCTCCTCACACCGTGCATAACCATATCCGAAACGCATGCGCTCGTATCGGAGCAAAAAAAGAATCGGAGCTCATCGCTTACGCGCACAGGCACAACCTTTTCAAGGAGAAATAGTTATGGGAAAAGAGAAAGCGACAAGACGATTGGACATCGTGGAAATTCTGGGGTCAATCCAAGAAATGGCCTTTGAAAACGAAAAGGTCAATGAAGAAATCGAGCGTCTCAAAAAATACTGCGTGAACGCCGATAAATTCCATGCCAAGACAATGAGCGTTGAGCTTGTCGCATATCTCCACGACGTACATCCGAATACGGTCAGAAAATATGTGAATTGCGGTCTTATCGAGAAGCACCCGACAAGCTCGCAGACCCGGATTAAGATACGAGCCTCCGATGCGTTGATGCTCGATTTCGCCACCATGAAGAAAAAGGCCAAAACTTTAATATACGACCAAGATGAAACGCAGGGCAAGAGCAATTTTTAATGACGACGGTTCAATGGCCATCGTTACGACCAAGAAAGGGAAGCGGTACTCAAAGAAGTTCTACTCGGTATCGCAGGCAGTCAATTACTGCGCGGAGAATCGAATTGAAGCCTATATGCCGAAACGATGAGTTGCTCTGTCTGTTACGGCCATCCGGGTTGCCCGTGTTGCCAGCCCGAACCGAATATGATTCGTTGCCCAGAGTGCAACGGAGTAGGCTCTATCTTCTACGATATTGATGGAGAACGGATAACGCAAGAGCAATTCGACAAGCTGTCGGAAAGCGAACGAGACAAAGAGCGATGCCCGGAGTGCGACGGAGAAGGTGAAATCGAGTACGAATACGAACCGGATTACGACTCGATGCCCGGAGGTCCAGACGACTATTAAACAGAAAACCAAGAGTAATATGACAAGTAAGCCAACAACTTTACCTGCAATAATCCTCGAAATGCCAAACGAGGAATATCACCGAGGCGAGTGGTGCCGAGATTTTGTCAGTTCCACACAACTGAAAGAATTTCTGGTTTCGCCCAAAGCGTTCGATTATTTACGTCGAAACGGCGGCAAGGATATTAGCCTCGAAGCCTCGATGAAAGGTAGCGTATATCACGCTATTTTGGCGTCAATCGCCAACACAGGATGCCTTGACGAGTTCGAGAAGGAGTATTTCGTGTTCGAGCCGCCCATCAACCCTGCTACCGGAGCGGCCTACGGTATCGCCACGAAGAAGTATCAAGAGGCGTATCAACAGGCCCTCGATGAGCACCCCGGAATGGAATCCACAAGCCAAGCCGAAGTGGATTTAGCCAATACGATGATAGATGCGTTGCTTTGCCATTGCGGTAGCACGTCGGAATCAGTCGGCCAGCTCCTTCAATGGGGAACGTCTGAAATTTCCCATTTCGTCGAATACAAAGGTCTCGGGTTCAAGTTCCGCACCGACCTCAAAACCAGCCACAAGATTGTGGATTGGAAAACTATCGCGTCAAAAGACCTGCACGAGGAAACGATTGCCTCGCAAATCAACAAGTTGAACTACGGCTTTTCTGCGGCCTTCTACCAGTTCTTCAATCATCTTGTAACCGGAGAATGGGCCGAGTTTTATTGGGTTTTCCAGCAAAAAGAACCTCCCTATGATGCCGTAATCGTTTCGGCCGACGCATGGGCCTATTGCAAACTCGACGACGAATCCCCGGTCTATAAAGGGCCTTCGGCAATCGAGTTCGAGAATACATTGCAGCAATATCTCATCTGCAACGAGAAGGGACATTACCCCGGAGCGGAAGTATTCATACAGCCGAATATCAAAGGCCGACGGGTTATGAACCTGAACGTGCCGTCGTACAAGCGAAACAATATCAGAACCTTTTACAACAAATAACAATGGCAGAACAAAAGAAACCGCAGCCATCGTCCATGTTCGACGAAGCTGCACAGGCTCAAGCCTCCTCTGCACCGGTAGCCGATGTGACGAAGGCTTCATCCACACCCCCAGCACCGCTGGCTCCCCCTGCGCCGCCGGCAATCCCTCAAATCCTCGTTGATGCAGGTCTTCAGGCTTGTTTTTCGGCACCCCGCAAGGCTTTCATCGCGGCCGGAGGAACCGATGAGGAGTTCGCTCGTGAAGTGAATTTCGCGATTTCGCTGATGATGAAAAATGACTTTCTCATCACATGCGCAAAGAACAATCCCGATTACCTCGTCGAAGCTATCAAGGCTGTTGGCCTTACGAAGCTGTCGCTCAACCCGGAGTTGAAGCTCGCATACCTTGTCCCTCGAAATGGCAAAATCTATTTCTCGTCATCCTACATGGGGAAGCGCGAAATCCTTATGCGCGCCGGAATCGTTCAATGGGTCGAAGCAAATCTCGTCTACGAAGGTGACGTGTTCGAGGTATCGAAAGGTACGTCCTCTGGTATCGTCCACAAACCGGACTACTTTGGCGATAATCGCACGAAGGAGAAAATCAAGGGCGGTTACTGGGTCGCCTGCCTCCCGAATGGCAATGTCGTTTTCGACGTCATGCCTCTCTCGCGAATCCATGAAATCATGTCGCGCTCGGAGTCGGTAAAGAGCGGCAAAGGAAGCCCGTGGGACACGGACTTTGAGATGATGGCTCGGAAAACCATCCTTAACTGGGGCTTTGGTTCCCTTCCGAAAACCGGAATCTCCGAACATATCCTCAAGGTTATCGAGACAGAGACGAAGATGGATAACGACGACTTTGAGGAGTGGAAGAAGCAACAGGAGCAGGAGGCCGCCGGCCGGCCGGACAGATTCGACCGCGACGGCACGTTCACCCCTTACGAAGAGGTTAAATAATTCGCCATGTACGCTATATCCAACAGGCATTTCGAGGAAATTCTCGAAATGCTCGAATCCCTCAAAGACCTGCCGGGGAAGGACTTGCGAACCATCAACAAAAAAAGGCGGGCCGAGATAATTATTAGAAAACTGAACAAATCTAAACAGATAGATTATGAAAAAGTCATTGGAAATCAACGAAAACAAGGCGTATGAACTCTATCCTACCGCATCGCCCGAATTTAAGCAGGTGCTCGAAGACACCTTCGGCAAGGAGTTCTTCAACCGGAAAATCACCGACCGTGTAAAGACCTACGAAGACGCCTGCGCCGTCCTCGGCATCGACCCCCATACGTCCATGCCGGACACGTCCGACTGCCCGAAAGAGGACAGGCGCGCATACATCGCCTTCCACAAGCTCGTGGTCATCACTCGCGCGCTCAACGAAGGGTGGCGGCCCGACTGGTCGAATACCGACCAGCCCAAGTGGTTCAACTGGTGGTATACGAACGGTAGTGCGGGCCTCGCGTGCGCGTATTCGAATAGCGTCCCCTCGTATGCGGCTGCGTACGTCGGGTCTCGCCTTTGCTTCAAAAGCGAAGCGTTGGCCGATTACGCCGCCGAGACCTTCAAGGGACTTTATGAGGAGTATCTCATGTTCAAATAATCTGTTTCACCTCAAAATCACAACAAAATGACAAAGCAAGATTTGGCCGCGAAAGTGGCAGAGAAAACCGGAATGGGGCACCTCCAGTCCGTGAAGGCGGTCGAGGCCGTCATGGAAACCATCGTCGAATCTGTCAGCGACGGCGCGAGCGTCTTCCTCCGAGGTTTCGGCACATTCAAGACGGTCATCCGAAAGGCGAAGAAGGCCCGCGACATCAACAGGGGCGAGACCATCACGCTCCCGGAGACGAAGAAGCCGGTGTTCAAACCCTGCAAAGACTTCATCAGCAAAGTCCGCAAATAAGTATCACCAGAGCAACCCCGGCTCTGTCTGGGGTTGCTCTAAAATAGAAATCATGGACAAAGTTTTATTTCAGGAGTACCCTGACGGCCAGAGACGTCAGATGCTCGAAGATAACTGCGACAAAGTTGAGGAACTCGGCTACATGAAGCCCTTTCCCAGCGACCAGTTGCTTGCGATGAAAGACCGACTGTCTGAAGTGTCTATCGCCATCAACGACATTGAGGTCGAGAAGAAAGCGCAAGTCGCACTATACAAGGCGCAAATTAAGCCTCTCGCAGAAGAACGCCGAACCCTTCTCGACAACATACGCAACAGGGCTGAACACGTCAAGGAAAACTGCTTCAAGTTCGTAGACCAAGAAGCAGGAGAGGTCGGCTACTATTCGGCGGATGGTATTCTCATCGAATCCCGCCCTATCCGACAAGATGAACGCCAGAAGACAATTATGAGTCTCGGCAGAAAAACAGGAACAGACAACTAAATCAAGAGTTATGGAAAATCTCAAAGTATCAGTAGAAAACGGCGTCAAATCGCTCGAAATCAGAGAAGGTGAGGCTTTGCCTCTCCATGAACCCGTCAAAGTAAGAATCGACGGAGTAATCGACACCCCGAAAAGGTGGCTGGATAAGCGCGTAGAAGGAATCGACCAGAAGAAGAGCCACATTATCGTGAACCGCGACAAGATGACTATCTCGCTCATCATCAACGAAACCGACCACTACCGAACGGAGGTGTCCGGCAAGTTGGAGTACCACCCCGATTTCCTCGCGCTCGGAATCAATCAGGGCGGCTACATCACACCGGTTCAAATGGCGGAGCTTATCAAGATGAACCGAAGTCTTTTCGAGAACCGGCAGACTGCAATGGAACTGGTGTCGCAGCTTCGTGCGTTCAAGGGCCGAATCGACAAGGAGGTTGAGGCTGAGTTCAATCCGAACAAGGGGGACAAGCGGCTTTTCATCGCCCAGAAGGTAGACAGCAACCTCCCGCCCTCCTTCAACGTATGCGTCCCGGTCTTCAAAGGCCAGAAAAAGCAGACTTTCGCGGTTGAGACTTACTTCAACCCCGACGACCTGACGTGTACGCTCGTATCTCCCGACGCAAACGACCACGAGAAGGAAGTACGAGACGGCATCATCGAATCGGTGCTCAACGACATTCGTGAAGTAGCGGAAGAAATCGCCATCATCGAAGTATAGCCGTAACGCCTTCATGCCTCCTCCCCTTTTGTGGGAGGAGGTTTATAAAGAAACAAAAATATGAATATAGACGACCTTTTGCAGGAGGCGCAGGAGATTCAAAGTTTTCTCGAAAGTGTCCCCGACAATAATGAAGACCCGAACGAGCTTGCGATACGTTTGACGTACCTGAATAACTACATGGCTCGGAGTGGAAAGATGCTCGCCGATGCAAAGATGATGCAGGATTCGGCAGTCGCCGCAGCTTACGCGGAGCACACGAAATCCATCCTCAAGATGCCTGCGACGATTGCTCAAAAGTTCATCGCTTCGCAGACGGTAAACGAGAATTACCTCGTGAATTGGCTTGACCGCATCAATCGTACCTGCACGCATCAGTCGGATAATATACGAACCCAGATTTCATTTGCAAAGGAGCAAATGAGCCTTACGAGACGAGGATATTAGCGCAATATGAAAGAAGGTTACATACCGATTAGCCGTAAGCTGTTTGAGAGCCTTTGGTGGCTCGAAGAGCGAGAATTCAGCAAGGCCGAAGCGTGGCTCGACATGATTCAGTCGGCCCGGTTTGAGGCGAGTTCGACCAAGTTGCTACTCGGATGTAAGGTCATCGAGATAGGACGCGGGGAATTCCCTGCGACTATACGATTCCTCGCTAAACGCTGGGGGTGGAACAAGAACCGCGTGGATAGGTTTCTGAAACTGCTTATTTCAGAAAATATGATAGCAACAAGGACAGCAAGCGGGACAAGCCAGACCATCATAAAGTTATGTAATTACGACGATTACAATCCTACGCTCGAAGAAATGGGACAGAAACGGGACAAAGTTGGGACAGATTTGGGACAACAGCGGGACAACGCCGGGACAAAGAATAATAAAGGAAATAAAGACAATAAGGGAAAAATAGAGGGAGGCGAGTCTGGCGACTCGACCACTCCTGCGCCTTCTCCCGATTTTGTAAAATTCCAGAAATGGATTGCCGACAATGCGCCCACCGTAGCCCAGATGCGCTACCCGTTCACGGAAAAAGAGTTTATGCAGTTGAAAGCGGATTTCGGGTCAAAGTACATGCAGCATTTGATTTTGCAGATGCACAATTACAAGCCGCTGCTGAAAAAGTGCCAGAGTGCCAATCTGACCTTCCGTAGGTGGGCCGAGCGCGACAAAGCCTCGGATAACGACGACGGGAAAAGACTGACCCCGCGGACAGAGGCCGAAGAACAAACATTGCTGGAACGACTCAAAAACAACTGATTGCATGGATATTCAGTCGATAATCGCAAAAATGAAGAGTGCAGGGCATGACCCTGTACGCAGTCGCCGTGCATTTAGCTGGGGTGACCGAAATACCTGCAAACAGTTGTTTGTCGAGATATTCAAGACCGTCGATAAGACCGTGATTAACTTTGAGTTTCTGCCTGAATACGAAGCCATCATCGACTGGATGACGAATACTCGCGGTATGGGGCTTCTCCTCACCGGCGACTGCGGACGAGGAAAGAGCACGATTCTTACGGGAGTCATTCCGGTTCTGCTGTATCAAGCTACCGGACTCGTCGTGCGCTCCATTCATTCCGAGCAATTTGAGCAAACCTGTGCTGCATCGTGGCCGAACGCCGGTAAAGACCCGCGGAACATCGACTATCTGTGCAATACCTACTTCCCGATAATTGACGAAATAGGAATCGAACCGCTAATCAACGATTACGGCGAAAAATACGAAGGATTCAATCGTGTGTTGAATATTGCAGAGCAAAAGTTGAAACCAGTCTTTGTCTCCACGAACCTTACGCCAGAGAAGATACTATTGCGCTACGACGTCCGCACAATCGACCGACTTGTGAGGTTGAGCAAGATGATAAAATTCGAGGGGAAGAGCTATCGAAAATAATTTGCAATCATTTGAAAATTAAATAGTTAAACGTTTTGCCAAAAGTCAAATTATTGATAGTTTTACACTATAAATAATTGAAAACCAAACAAGTATGAAACGATGTGGAAAATGCGGCAGAGACCTCCCCGAATCGGAGTTCTACCGAAAAGAGAAATCGCCCGACGGCCTGCAATCGTACTGCAAAACGTGTCAGAGCTTGAGTAGCAGAGGGATAAAGAAAAACGGGGGGGGGAATCCTGACCTCTCAAATTATACTCCTCGCCAGCTTATCGAAGAGTTGAGAGCAAGAGGATATAAAGGGAAACTCATTTATACAAAAGAGATTACGGTATGAAAGAGGTGACAATACAACAAGTAGAGGAAATCGTTGCAGTCCTCACGGCAGACGAAAAACAGCTCTTGAAGGACACTATCAACGAAGGTGGTTGGGGAGATGCCGAAACAACGTTTTTGGATGAAAACGGCAAAGACGAAACGGTGTTTATGTACGGCTACTGTACGAACGACGCATACCGCGCGGGACATTTCAAGGGACGTATCATTTCAACAATGTTCCGGTCGATTTACAAGAAACTGTGCCCTGCGCATCACAATCAAGTGGGCCGGTATATTTCTCATTGTAACGATTGGTGGGGCGATGGTTCTGGAGACATGCTATTCATTAGAAGTGGATATTATCGGGCATTTGAGCGATGGGCTGGCAATGTTGTAATCCGTTAAATAACTAATTATGAACATTTTGAAACTTACCCTTTGCCGAAAGTGGTTCGATATGATACTTCGAGGCGAGAAGCCGTATGAGTACCGCGGAATCAAGGTATTTTGGACTCGACGACTCATGCGTTCCAACGATGTCGATTCGGTTTTTTGCCCAGATTATTGGGAAAAAGCAACAATTGCTATCCTCAACAATACGGTCAAAGAGGAGCACTTTGATATTGAATTCAGAGAGTTTGATGCAATAGAATTTTACCGAGGTGTGCCCTATTTCGACCCCGAATCACCCCGTATGCTTATTGAATGCCACGGTATATGCGCAGGATTTGGCCGACCTGAACTTGGCGCCCCAGAAGACCGAAGAGCTTTCATCCTCAAACTCGGACTGCTAATCGAAACGCATAACTGCGACAACTTGAAAATCAACTGAAATATGGAACTGAACGAATACCAGAAGCAGGCAATGACGACCTGCACGGAAAGTAGCAATAACTTCAGCTACATGATGCTGAATCTTGTAGGGGAAGTGGGAGAATTTGCATCAAAGGTTGCGAAAATGATTCGCAAAGAAGAGCTTGCAATCACTAACAACGAATTGATTAGCGATTGCAGATTTCCTGAATTATGCCGTCAGGAGGACGAAATGCAAAAAGAGGCCGGTGATATTTTGTGGCAGTTGGCCGGTTTGTGCAGCGCAATGGGGTGGGAGCTGGAAGACATCGCTCGCGGAAATCTCGAAAAGCTCGCCAGCCGCAAGAAACGAGGTGTAATTGTCGGCGATGGTGACAATCGGTAGGCAATGACAGACATCCGCCTTCTTGTGACAGCGCACCCAGATTCGATTTTAACACGAGAGGGGCACAAAGTTGAGGTCGTGACGACTGCCGCCGGGTGGCAACACAATCTGATATACGGATATGTTCACAAGAACGGCAAGAAGATAAGCCATTACTGGCAACGCGACGGTAGTTTCGGCGACAATCATAGAAGCCCTATAAGTCTGGTCGTAAAACTTGAAACAGAAAACCAAGAGAGATGAAAACAATGTTATATGAATTTATTACACCGAGTGACCCGATTACATTTCGAGCATCGAACAACTCAATCGCTTTTGTTGTTTCCGTTGCACTCGGTCAAGGTAAAGCCGGATGCCAAAATCGAGATACTGGCGAAAATGTAGATAGTCTGACGGCATTTTTCCCCGAAGAGGTTCGTGAGGAAATCTATCGGCGATATTGCGGTGACGATGCTCAATCATTTGTCATTGAACACGCCCAAGAAATCGCAGATGCCTACAAAAGTTTCGCATACGGCTCTGTAAGTGAGCGTCGTACCTACGATGCAGCAATAGCCGCAATTACCGACCCTGAAAAACTTGAAGAGTTCAAGACGGTTCACGAAGACCAGAATCGAACCAGCATGAGTCGGTGGGTTGCTTTCGCATGGAAGCAAGGCGAGGCACTTCAGCGGAAAATAGACTCGGAAAAACAAGTTCAACCTAAAAATAACCAACTATGAAGACAATCTGCATTACCATCGTCGTAGTAGCCGTATTGGTACTACTCATTCTGCTCGCCTACGTTTGGCTGAAGCTCCGCGGATGGAACATCACGTTCGATGCCTGCGTGAAGACTGACGCGGAAGAGCCTATCAAGCGGTTGCCCGCTCGTGATGCAAAGGGCCGATTCATCAAACAGCAGTAGCTATGGCTTTCGCGGAATCCTTTACCCAGCAATCATGCGTAACGTGGTTCAATACCAAGTATCCGTCTCTCAACGGAATGTTGTTCGCGGTTCCGAACGACGGCAAGCGCACAATGAAGATGATACGAACCAACACCGGCTATAAGACCATCTGCGTAGGCGGTAGCCGTAAAAAAGCCGAAGGACTCGTGGCTGGTGTTTCAGACCTCATCCTTCTTGTACCGCGTGGGCGGTTCGGCTCGCTTTGCATCGAAATCAAGACCAAGACTGGCCGACAATCCCCCTGTCAGAAAGAATGGCAGAAAAAAACGGAAATAGCTGGTAATAAGTACGTCATCTGCCGGGACATCGAAACATTCATCGAAGAGGTTGAAAATTACCTCGGTAAGTGTGAATAATATTCATATATTTTTATTAACTTTACACAATAAATCAAGACATTATGAAGATATACACGTCGTATTTCGCAAAGGCCGCCACCCTTCGTAAGGCCGGCATCGTTCCCATCGGCATTGCGCTATGGCCGCCTCGCTTCTTTAACGGCACATCCATGAAGCAGGTAGCCCCCCGACGCTACATGCTAAACGATGCGCTGACCGATGAGGAATACGAGTCAATGTACCGCAACGACGTGTTGCGCTTCGTTGATGCCCGGTCGTTCATCAAAGACCTTGAACGGACGAGCCGAGGCATGGACGTCGCTCTGTGCTGTTTCGAGAAGCCGGGCGACTTCTGCCACCGACACATCCTCGCCAAGTGGCTCAACGAGCAGACCGGCATCGAGGTTTCGGAGTTCGGAGTGGCTGAGGCGAAGCCGGAACCCCCGAAACCTGAACAGAAAAGCCTCTTCTAACGATGGAAATGACAGCGCAACTGGAATTCAGAGAACTTCGGGCAGACGACCTATCGGGAATCCTTTTATCCGAACGTGAGCACTTGACCGACCCGAATACCTGCCTGCGGTCAGAGCGAGAGGACATCGTAAAGAGCCTCCATTCGGGCATGAGCTTCGGAGCGTTTTTGAACGACGCGCCGATTGCTTACAATCTCTGCTACGGCAATGAATATTGCATCGGGTTCGTCGAAAAGTGTTTCGTTCATCCGTCCTACCGAGGTCGCGGCCTTCAGTCTACATTACTGATGATGAATATGGCCGCGATGATAAATCGAGGCATTATTGCCGCCTACGCGCTGACATCTCCGAACAACCCGTGGAGCCTCCGAAATTTCAAAGCACGAGGATTCGAGGTAGTCGGCAGAACTGAAATCGAAGGCCACAAACGATTGATTTTGAAGAATGGTAATTAAAATCGACAAGAAGGCGATAGCCTTCAATATCAATAAGGCAGAAAAGATTGCGGGTGGCATCCCTGTCTCCATCATGCTTAAGGGCTTCTATGAGTATATAGCTGGTATTGAGTGTGTGAATACTCGGAAACTCTACTCGCAAGGAATATCCAATAGCGTATGCTATGCTCTCCACTCGGCCGGTTCTCGGCACTCCGGGGCCGTGGTCGCTGACTTCGATGATTTTCAAGAGTGTTACCGCGCTTGCGACATTCGCGAGTTCTATATACCGTTCAATGCCGACGACGACCGTGAGGGTCTGGACATTCGTCGCATCGAACGTCTGGCGCTCCGAATCCGAAAATATGCAAGCGACGTAAAACTCTACATGATGATTACGTCTGGATGCTTGAACGACCATCACCCCGGACTGCATCGAATCGAAAAAGAGTGGCTGGAGTGGGCACACGTTCTTTTTGATGGAGTAAGCGTAGGCGGCAGTTTCTACCTTTCCGAGTTTGATTCATATTGTGAGTCGAGGAAGGTCGTTTCTCCTTTGCATTTCATCACTGATGTTCGCATCGGAGAATACGCCTTGTTTGGCACCATCCCCTTCTGCGACCGGAAGCACCTGTTCGGCCGCAATGCCATCACGGTCGAGTCGGAGGTAATAGGCGTTTACCCCGACCGTCGGCAAATTGTAGTCCGTGGTGGCTACTCCGAAATTGACACCGACAAATGTACGCTCCTTTCTGGTGGACTTTCGTTTTCCGACGTATCGAGTGAGTACACCATCTACAACGACCCTTTCCTGCGCTACAAACGCGGCGACAAGGTAGAGGTCGTACCCGATTACAAATCATTAGTGAAGCTCAAAGATGTGGCACGAGAATATACGAAATAGAACCTTCGGCTTCGAGCTGGAGTTCGCCGACGCGGATAAGCTACTGTTGTCGTTGCCGGCCGGTTACAAGTGGACGGACAACAAGCTGACGATGATGAATAACTCCGATGGTTCGGCCGTTACCCATCATGGGCAGTACGGCGGTGAAATCAACACCCGCCCGTATCACTACACCGAAGAAGACCTCGCCGAGCTTCGGGACTTCATCCAGTCGCTCCGTGACGCTGGTGGCTACCTCATGTGGAATGAGGGCTTCGATGCTCATTTCTACGTCAAAGACTTCGATTTGGACGTGATTAAACGTCTGTTCGCTTTGTCGTACTATACCGCAGTTCCGGTGAAGAAGATTTTCGACTTCCCGGAATGGTGGGACACCAAGTATCTTGCGCCTACTCCCACCGCGGACGTAGTGAAGCGCGCGCTTGCGGCCGACACGCTCGAAAACTTCCTCAAGGTTTTCAGCAATGGCTCCGACCGCGGGCATATCCGCTATTGGCTCAACTGCGTTTCCATCGAGAAAATCGGCACGGTAGAGTTCCGCATCTTCAACTCGTCGTGGAACTTCGAGGAAACGCTGGAGACCATCAAGTTCATGTATTCGTTCGTCGAGTATGCCTACCTTCACGAAGACATCGAAGAGTACAAAGCCCTGACGACGGTTGAAAAGTGCATCGAGGCGTTTCACCTCGACCCCACGAAGATTCCGCAGCGACACAAACCGCTTCTTTGGGCCGCGGAGCACTCGGACAATATGACGGTTGTCGGCGAAATGTTCAAGAAGTCGAACCGTATGCTCTCCTTCATCAAGGAAACGGCCTCGAAATTCGACGTTGTGCGCGTCGTGAACTCGTACTATTTCGACATCGAGCAGGTAATCAACCCGCGCGAAATTGTTGTCTACACGAAGGAGTATTTCATTCTCTTGCTCTTCAAGGCTATCAAAGGTGAAATCAAGGAGCTTACCTTCAACGAAGAGTATAGCTTCCTCAACATCCATTCGGACAAGCCGAGCGAGATTGTCGCTACACTCCACCTATTCAACGCCATCAAGAAGCACAAGAAGTCGGAAGATATATACCATCAAGGTCTCTACAAGGATTTCGTCAATCGACTTGGGTACTACCGCGAAAAGTACAGCGAGAAATACCAGAAACTCGTTGATAATCTGTCGGCGAAGACAATTTCCGTGAAATACTGCGCCGACCTCGAAGATGCGATTTTGGATTGCGGAAGCAATGACCTTGTGGTGTATCAGTCGGAATTTCTCGCCTCGCTCCGTGCGGCCAGCAACGCAATGGAACGCACCCTCACCGAGGACTTCGGCGTACAGGAAAGAAAACGAACGCACTATGCAGCTATCGACGAAGAGCGCGTAAGCTATCTTGCGATTACACAGCATCAGTACATGGGCCGGAAGAAGGTCTTTCGCGATGGCCGCACGTGCATCTACTCGAATGTAGCCGACAGCGGAGACAATAGCTTCAGCCGCCGCACCATCGTTCCGCTCAAATATCGACGGTTGCCGGATGATTATCAATTCTCGGACAAGAGTCGGATTCGGTTCATGCGCGCCAGCATGAGCGAAATCGACTACCTCCGCATGATATATTTGAAAAAGGACATCATCCTCGGTTCTGCCCCGTTCTGCTACCTCTGGTTCATCGACGACTACGTATTCGGAGCAAGCATGTTCGACTTTATGAAGGTCGATAAATATGGGACGGATGCCGTGTCGATGAAAAGCGACTTCGTGATAGACCATCCGCTTCAGAAGTTGAGCAAGTTGCTCATTATGGGGGTTCTCTCAACCGAATACCGCAATGAGTTGTGCATACGCTTCAAAACGGAGGTCGGCCGCATCTGCACGTCGGTATTTACCGATAAGCCGGTATCGATGAAATACCGCGGCGTCTTCGACCTCGATGAGCGAGGTATCGGCAAGCTCTACTACAATCAGGTTGCCGGTAAGCTCGGCACTCTTGACGCGATAATGAAAGAATTTTTGAAACGATTTTACAAGAAGTAGTTATGGAGCAGAAAATCATCATCACCTACGAAGTAGGAAACGATGCAATCCAAGCGGCGGCGTTCATGGTCGGAGTCGAATTGACCGACGAGCTTCTGTCGAAAATGAGACAAGAGCCTTTGGTAATCACCGAAGATATGGTCAGTGGTGAGAACGGAATGCAGTGCAAGTTGGCCTTCGCACTCCTCGCGATAGAAATTGCCGCAAAAAAAGCCGGCAATGACCTCCAAGACAATTAAACGTAAAGTAAAGCCCAATGGCCTACAAGGATATGCCGACCATCATCGACTGCATCGGCGATACGGTTGAGGTCGTGAAAGTCATCAAGCCGATTCTCAACATAAAAGCAAAATAGTTATGGGAGACGAAGTATTGGGAGCCGCCCCCCTTTTCATTACCGACCCGGTTACGGGAGAACAACGAGAAATCAAACCGATAGGAAGCATTGGGTGGACGGAGGTTCAACCTGCGTCGGATTCAAGTGTCAAGGAACTGGCCGACGCCTTACAGAAAAGTGCAGATGCCATTACGGAATTTAGCGTCGTAATCGCAAAGCTGAACATTCAAAAATTGCGCCTACTACTCGGTATCAAACCTCGGATATTTGGTCGTCGCATTTCTCCCAAAGTAACATTGAAGCGAAACAGAACCAGAAAGAAACAGCGTTTAACGAGACTTCAGAGAAGACAACGACGCCAGAAAATATAATGCCATGAACGCAAAGACAATCAGAAAGAACGCCCGTAAATTCTGCGGATGCCCCGATGCCGGCATATCGTGTTCAACAGAGTGTAAAGATTCCCTCTGTGTCATGCGAGAACGCTACGACGGCTACATTGCAGGTTACGAAGCCAGCCACGCGCGTCTCCGCAGGTTTGCCTCTCGCGTCTTCTCCATTCTCGGCGTGAAAGCTCTCAATGGGTGTATCGACGCAAAATGGGATGGGTTCTGCAATGGCAACGGAACAGAGGTCGGCCGAGACATCGACGCGCTCACAAAAACAGCACAAAACCTTTCAAAATAACATGGGACGATTCAAGATTGAAGAGGTTGAGATTTCGCAAATCCACCTCATTGACAAGAACGCGCGCTACATGGAGCAGACAGACTTCCGCGCGCTGGTAGAAAACATCAAGCGGGATGGTGAGCTTTCGTCCGTCCCCTTCTGCGTGAAGCACCCCGACGGACACTTCACCGTCGTATCAGGCAACCACCGCGTCGAGGCGGCAAAGATGGCCGGTTTGACCATCATCCCCGTCATGTACGTTCTCGAAGAGGACACGTCAAACGACGAGATTCGCGCGAAGCAACTTTCCCACAACTCGATTTCGGGCAAGGACGACCCTGAGATTCTGAAACAGCTCCTCGATGAAATTCGCGACGTGGCCTTCAAGGAGTATGCTCATATCAGCAACGAAATCCTCGAACAAGTCAAAGACATCGACTATACGGTTGAGATGCCCAGCAATGAAGTGGTGCCCGTTACCCTCATGTTCGTAGACACCAGCAAGGCGTCGCTCGACCGGATTCTGGAAGAGTTGGAGGCTTACACCTCTGCGGAACTGGAGAACACCATCATCATGGATAAGGACTACATGAAACGCCTCAACGAGGTCACGGCGAAGGTTTCGAGCCGATTCAAAATCAAAGCGCAGGCGTTGAGTGTGTGCAAAATGGTCGAACTTGTAGACAATATGCTGGATGGCGGACGAGAAAACAACGCGACCGAGTAACGTTGAGAAGGCCGAGGCGAAGAAGGCTCTTACCACCAAACGGAAGAAGCAACTTTTTCTTGAGGCACTCTCCAAGAGGCTGTTGAATGTTTCGGCAGCCTGTAAAGTCGTGGGCATATCTCGCAACACCGTGTATAGGTGGAAGGACGAAGATGACAACTTCAAAAAGGAGTGGGAAAACGTGGCCGAAGAGTTCTACGACAATATCGAGACGGCCATGTTCTCCAAAGCCACCATCGACAAAGATACCACGATGCTCATTTGGTTGTCGAAAACCAAGATGAAACACCGCGGGTACGTTGAGAAGACAGAAACCGACCTCACGGTAAATCCCTTCCTCGAATTGATGAAAAAAGCGACAGCAGATGACAAAGAGTAACGAAGTATGGATTTCAGTCAAAGGTTATGAAGGGTATTATTTTGTCAGCAATCTTGGCCAAATCAAGAGTGCAGACAGAACCATTACCCGCATAGACGGAAACCCGCAACACTTCCGAAGTCGCATTCTGAAACAGGCCGTAAATAGCAGTGGATATTGTGTCGTACAACTATGTATCAATGGGTTGTGCAAAACGAGAATGGTTCATCATATTGTCGCATCAGCATTTTTGAATTATGATTCGACATCTGGACTTGTCGTAAATCATATCAATCATAATAAGATGAATAACTCGGTAGAAAACCTTGAGGTTGTCACCCATCGGTACAATAGCAGTTGCCATAGGTATTTACAAGGGAAGACCAGTAAATATGCCGGAGTGCATTTTGATAAGCGCAAAAAGAAGTGGATGGCGCAAATTCAGATTTGCGGCAAACGAAAGTTTCTTGGTTATTATGATACGGAGAAAGAGGCCGCTAATGTGTATCAGAAAGCTATTCCGAAAGCACTCCGAGTAAGCGAAAAAAACTTGCAATTCGCTGGGAAATAAATAGTTATCTGTTTTGTCAAAAGTTATATTCTTTGTAGTTTTACATATCAATAAAAGAATAACAACAAATTAAGAAACAGATAGTTATGACAGCAAGAGAAGTTAAAATCGAAATGCTCAACAAGGCATTACCGATAATGACCGGTTACCAGTCCGACATCGTTTATGACTTCGAGTCTATTGATGAAATGAAGGATGGCGAATCGGCTTGTTGGTCAATTCGTGAAACCGGAACGCATTTCACGACTGATATGCGTCGGCTTGAAGGCTTGCGCAAAAACACCAAAGTCACCTACGTTATCAACCGTGAGAATGGAGCATACACCATGATTTTGCCGTATGATACGGAAAACAGATAAGGCTCTCCGAATGTTCCGTGCAGGTGATTTTCGCGGCGCATTTTCGATTTTCTCCACCTTTCGGGTGGGATTCACCAGAGAGGAGACAAGAACGCTTCAAATCGCCTCGGAGAGCCTCGGAGGACACGCAGGATTCTACCAAAGCATCGGAGTCGATACAAGTGCCGAGGTGTCGAAAGCGAAAGAGATAATTAGAACCAAATACCAAGAGCAATGAACGAAGGAGCAGGGTCAAAAGGAATAGAGCGTATTTGCTCACATCGTATCGAGTGGTGGCTTGATACGGGAGCTGACGAACAAATTACGGAATTGGACGAAGTGAGCATCGAACATATCCAGCAATGCCTTGTCGAAGGTTACATCGAAGGTGAGCTTTGCGTTTGCCGTCCCGACACCGATGAGGACGGTGAAGTGTACGGCTGGTGGAAAATAGCAAGATAGCATGGAAAACACACTCAAATACCTTGAATCGCGTGTCGCGAGCATCAAGACCAGCATATCGAAAGCAGAAGACCGCCTTATCGACGCCAACCGTGCGGAGACAGAAAGAGTTGGCAGGATGGGCTGGGGTTACGGCATGAGGCATAGCAAACTCAACTTTTCCACCTCGAAGTCGGACAGAATCAAGGAGCGCATCAATAACTTGAAGGCGACTCTTGACAAGATTCAACGGACAATAGAATTTGTCAAATCAATGAAATAGAGCCATGAGCAAGAAAAGATTTTACGATGTGCCGACGAAGTTTGTGTTCTGCGGAACATTCAGAATCAAAGCGGACAGCCAAGAGCAGGCCGAGAAATATGTTCAAGAGCATTGTGGTCTCGTACTCGGAGGCAATATTCATTCCTCACTTCCAGACGATAAAGTCGATTGGGAGTTCGATATTCACCCTGAAACAATCGTAGGCCATGAGAACGATTAAATTCCGTGGTAAACGCCTCGATAACGGGGAATGGGTGGTCGGCCACTTGGGCATAATGTGGAACGAATGGCATATCTTCGGTTGGGACGATACGAATACGGCCTATCCAGTCGATCCCGCCACCATCGGCCAGTACACGGGGATGAAAGACAAGGCTGGACAGGATATTTTCGAGGGAGATGTTCTGCGTATTCCGCAAATCCCATATTTCAAGGGCGGAAACGGATATGTCCTCTTTATAGATGACCGCATCTCTGTGAAAGATGGCGAAGAATCTGAATGGAGGCTTACATGGGTAGTTCAAGAAAGTAATGACGGAATCATTGGCAACATCCACGACAACCCAGAACTCATTAAAACTGAATAGACATGGACTTGATAGAACAGATTACAACCGTAGCAACCGGTTTAGGGTGGCATGTTAATACCACTTCTGCCCCAAGTATTGTCGAGTTCGAGTTTTCCCAGTACACTCCGGCTGGGATGGACTTCAATTTCAGCGTCGAAATGAAGGACGACGACCCCGATAGCCTCCTCGATGATATTGAGCGATATTATGAGGCATTCGACCCAGATTATGAAGCCTCCTTGTGGATTGGCGATGATGGCCACGGTAAAAGAGGCGCGCCCTACCATATCAAGGACATCGTAAGCGATATGGAGGCGGCAGAGAAAATGATAGACACCCTCTTGGAGGCTTTGAAAAAGGCTCTCGAAAAAAATGACTGACCCATGAAAAGCGAAAGAGCAAAGAAATACATCGACAACGATGCAATCGTGATGCACAACGGAGATCGCATGGTTGATGCTTCCACGGCCTACATGGCAATAGAACTTGCCGAGCAGGAGGCCGAGGCGAGGATGCGACGGAAAGCAATAGAGGCCTTTGATGATATGTGGTTCAGTGGTTTTGAACCGGACTACGAGTATCATCGTGAGAATTTTATCAAGAAATTGAACGCTGAATGAAAACGTACCGATGCGGCCGAATGGAAAATATACTCGGCACCGAGTGGTATACAATCCAAAAACGAACGTTCATGGGCATTTGGGTAACGTATGCAAACTTCGCAAGCAGAGGCGCGATGGAACGTGTTGCCCGCAAGTTGGAAGACTTTGGGAACATAGTAATAAGAATGAATTGAAAATGAAAACGATTGAGGAAAGGGCGGCGGATTATGCCAACCGAAAGATTCGGTTGATGAACTCGTCATACCGAGCCGCCTACAACTCCTACATCGCCGGTGCCCAATCAGAACGCGAAGACCTGACCCGCTGGCATGACATTGAAACGATGCCGGTACAGAAAGGCGTGCTCCTTAAATTGAGTAGTGGGGATTATTGTGTGGGCATCAAAGATTTGAAAGGAAAGATATGGGGTCTCCCTTCCTATCTTCGGAATCCGAATCCGGTCGGCTGGCGGCCGATTCACGAAGACGAATAGAAAACGATGGAAGGACGATTGCTATACTCGTTTTTCGAGTACAAAGGTTCTACTTATCAAGTCAGAACGACCAAAGCGGCCAACAGATGCGCGATGTGTCATGCTCAACCGTGCAAGGATAGAAAAATAGCCACGCTTATCAAATACTTCGGCCCATGTCTCGGAGAAGAGAGGTCTGACGGTATAGATGTAATTTTTAGGAAAGTAAGATAATGACTGAAGCACCCAGCTACTTGTGCAATGCGGCAATCGTTCTTACCGCGCACAAACTCGGAAAGGACGTCAATGGCGTAAGCCTTGCCCAACAGATATGGGCGGACAAAAGTTTGCCCGAACCTCACGTAATCTCTATGCTGGCGAAGTCCGCGAACGTGGCGCGCGAGTTAATCTGCATTGCTGGTCTTGCGGAAAAGGCCGACCGCATTGCAGAAGAAATGTTCATGAATGAAAAACAATGAAACCTACACCATGCCATTGCGGGGAATGCTCATTCCTCAAAAATGAAGATATTTGCGGCTTCGGCTACTGCGAAATATCCGACCGCGAGCGTAGCTGTCGAGACAAATGCGAGTTCGGATTCTATCAGATGAATGGCTACCATGCAGAACGCATCCTGCATCATTACCAGAGGTGGAGGCGAGGTGCAAAGTGTAACCAGCCCCACCCGTTTGTTGTCGGGAAAGCAATAGATGTAGCGATAACTACGTTGCGAAGTAAACGTCGGTCATAAAACGAATTGTCAGGAACGATTTTTGCTCTTATGCTTGGTAAAATGTAATATATTCATTACCTTTATACCGTCATAAAAGCACAAAACTATGCCTGAGATTTGTAGATTTTTCGGTATTATCCTCTTCCTCTATTGGAAAGACCACAACCCGCCACATGTTCATTTCTCGTATGGCGGCTACACCTGCAATATCAGCGTTATCGACCGAATTGTGGACGGTAAAGCCCCCGCAAAGGTCGTGGCGATGGTGAACAAGTGGCTTGACCTCCACGAAGGCGAAGTGCTCGCCCTTTGGGAAAAGGCCCAGAGAGGCGAACCGATTGGAAAGGTAGAACCCTTAAAATAAGAGCAATTATGTTGCGAGTAACCGATGTTGATTACCTGAAGGATTACAGCCTTTCGCTGACTTTCAGCAATCACGAAAAAAGAGTGGTGAACCTCGAACCGCATCTGACCGGCGAGGTATTCGGTGAATTGCTCGACAAGAGCAAGTTCACCCAATTTGGCCTGACTCCCGTTACTTTGGAATGGGCGAACGGAGCCGACTTCGCGCCGGAATTCCTTTACGAGATAGGGACTCCAGCGTAATGAGTGAGATAGACGCCAAACAGCTCTCGATGGACTATGGACGGCGTGTTCGTGAATTGAGGAAAGAGAAAAATCTCACCCAGCGTCAGCTATCCGAAATTACTGGTCTGAAACGAGAGTATATCAGTTTAATAGAGCACGGCCGAACAGACATGCAGTTGTCTACATTTCTGAAAATCGCCGACGCTCTTGACGTGCAGATTTCGATGTAATGCAGGTAGAGCAGAAACATATCGACCTCTTCAATTCGTGGCGGGCAGACTGGAACAAGTTTGTCCGCGACGTGCTTCATGCCCGTCTTGACCGAGAGCAGCAGGCCATCATCAACTCTGTCCAGACCAACCCGATGACAGCGGTGGCGAGTGGGACAGCTCGCGGCAAGGACTTTGTGGCGGCATGCTGCTCGTTATGCTTCATGTACCTGACCCCGACATTTGACGCACGCGGTAGGCTTGTAGGCAACACGAAGGTCGCAATGACGGCACCCACCGCGCGACAGGTTGGAAATATCATGTCGCCGGAGGTTCGACGCCTTTTCAAGGCCGCGCAGTTTCTTCCGGGCCGACTGGTGTCGTTCGATATTCGTACAGACTACGAAGAATGGTTTCTCACGGGCTTCAAGGCCGGTGACGATGCGACCGAGGCGTGGTCTGGTTTCCACGCAGTAAATACCATGTTCGTCGTTACGGAGGCTTCTGGCATATCCGAAGCGACGTTCGCGGCTATCGAGGGTAACTTGCAGGGTAATTCTCGATTGTTGATTGTATTCAACCCGAATGTGACCACCGGATATGCTGCGCGCGCCATGAAGTCAGAACGATTCTCCAAGTTCCGCCTCAATTCGCTGAACGCAGAAAACGTCGTGAAGAAGCAAGTCATCATTCCCGGTCAGGTAGACTACGAGTGGGTGAAGGACAAGGTTCAGAGCTGGGCTTCTCCAGTCAGCGAGCGAGATTTTGACGAAGGCGAAGGTGACTTCGTATTCGAGAACGGATTGTACCGCCCGAATGACCTCTTCCGTGTCAAAGTGCTCGGCATGTTTCCGAAGGTGGCAGAAGACATCCTCATCCCATACGAATGGATTGAACTTGCCAATCAGCGTTGGCTCGCGCTCAATGAAGAGGGATTCGAACCGTCCGGCCCTTGTCGAGCTGGTGTCGATGTTGCGGGTATGGGCCGAGACGAAAGCGTTGTGTGTCGGAGGTACGACAACTTCGTTCCCATCTTCGAGCGTCATCAGTCGGCAGGAAAGGCCGACCATATGCACGTTGCTGGCATGATTACGAAGATTCTCCAGAACGACGGCTCGATTGCCTTCATTGATACCATCGGAGAGGGTGCTGGCGTTTATTCTCGCCTTTGCGAGCTTGGGTATTCCAATGCCGTCTCCTGCAAATATTCCGAAGGCGCAAAAGACCACCACGATATTACCGGCCAGCACGAGTTTGCGAACATGAGGGCCTATTTGTTCTGGTGTGTTCGCGATTGGCTCAACCCCAAAAACAAAATGAATCCATCCCTGCCGCCCAATGACAAGTTCGCTGAAGAGGCTACCGAGATTCGTTGGAAGTTCGTTAGCGATGGCCGCATCATCATCGAACCGAAAGAAGACATCAAGAAAAGAATCGGCCGGTCTCCCGACGATTTTGACGCACTTGCAAACACATTCTACCCGCAGTCCTTGGAAAGCTATTTATCTGATGCTGAAATAGAAGATGATTTTTCATAGTCGTAAGTGTGAATATTATTCATATTTTCAGTATCTTTAACCCGTTATTATGAATAAAAAGGACTATATCAAGACAGCGCGTTTCCTCAATTTATCGTGCGGCACACCAACCGACGCGCAAATCGAGGAGGCCATCAAGAAGATTGAAGCTCGGCTGGAAGAGAAACCGATAAATCGAGCTGTCAATCGTTCCGTGAAGGACGGCTACACGATGGCTGTCGATATATTGCGCCGCAGGCAAAAGGATTATTCCGGCATCGAATCACTTACGTCCACGAGAGCGAGAGCCATTGCTGCGCTCGCCGCAGACTTCTTGAATGGAGAGTGCTCGGCCGACATCCTTTGCCATGTGCCGATAAAGAGGTAGTAAACAACACCGTGTAAGGACGCACGGCACTATACAGAACGAAATGGACATCAACGAAATCATTAGCGACGGACGTCCTGTTGTGGACATCATCGCAGACTTGAAGGACAAATCTATTCCCGTGCCCGCGTGGTCTGACTTGGAGAAAGATTACGACCCCACCAAGCACGAGATTATGACGAATCCGGCCTTGCGCCCCAGAGAGAAGCGCAAGAAAAACGGGCAACTTGACCGGCCCGCGAAAATTCTTTATCCAGCCGAGAAAATCGTTACGAGGCGCATGAATCAAATGTGCTTCACCATTCCTGTCGAGAGAAAGTATGAGACCGGCGAGGACGAAACTTTGAAAGCCATTGCAAAAGCCATCGAGTCCGTCTACGAAAAGGTGCGCATCAACGGAGTGAATAAAAATCGTATGCGTGCCTACTTCGGCGCGTGTGAGGTTTGCACAATCTGGTATGCCGTCGAGGAGGAAAACGAGGACTACGGCTTCAAGAGCAAGTACAAGTTCAAGTGTCGAAGCTACTCGCAGATGCCTACGAAAATGTCGAAAATCAGCGAGGCAAAGCTGTACCCTGTATTCGATGATTACGACGACATGATTGCCATGTGCATCGAGTACACCATCACGCGCAAGAACCAGAAGACATACTATTTCGACGTTTACACGAAAGACCGATTCAAGAGCTACTCCAGCAAAAACGGTCTCTATGACGACGCCGAGATTGAGGAGACCGAAATCACTATCGGAAAAATTCCGGCTGTATACTTGTGGCGGCCGGCAGCCATCTACGAAGGCATCGCAAACAATCGCGAAGACATCGAACTGACTCTATCGCGCACCAGCGACGTTATCCGCAAGAACTCTGCGCCGATTGTGAAGGTGGTCGGTGAGCTTGTAGGCGAGAAGCCCGAAGGCGGAGAGTCTCGCGAAGTCTACAAGCTCAAAGATGGCGGCGACATCGGCCTTGTTTCCCCTTCCTTGTCTCACGAATCGGCGCAGTATTATATCGCCCAACTCAAAGAGAACATCGAGGAGGATACGCAGATGCCGAATCTTTCCATGACGAACGTGAAAAGTCTTGGCAACATCGGCGAAGATGCGAGAAAAACCCTATTGGCCGATGCTCACATGAAGGTCGGCGAAGAGAAAGACGACATCATCTGGGCTTTCGACCGCGAGTGCAACATCATCAAGGCGTTCCTCGGAGAGGCCAACAACGCGTGGATTGAGGGCATCAAAAAGTTAAAGGTAACTCATCATATCACCCCGTTCGTTCAGAATGACAGAGCGGCCCGTATCGCCGAACTAACGGAGGCAACCGGAGGCAAAACCATCATGTCCCAACGAACGGCCATCGAGCGTCTTGGAGAAGTGAAGGATATTGACGCCGAAATTCAGCGCATCCAAGCCGAAGAGAAGGCTTCGCGTGAAGCCAGCCGAATTGTCGATGTATTCCATGACAACCAGTAATCCCCATGCCGAAGAAGAAAATAAATCATGGCGAGGCATATACCGCTCATTACAATCGTATTGAGCGGTATATCGCTTTGGTTGAAGCAATCTTCGAGCAAGCAACGAAAGAATCGGTCAGGCTCGCGCGGTCAGTCGAGTACGATGGGAAAAGCCTATTTGCATTTAGCGATTATCCGAAGGTCAAGGCTCGCTTCGAGGAGCTCCTCAATGCGATGGCCGAGGATATTCAAGTTGTTGTTGTCAATGGGGTTACAGCCGAGTGGGAGAAGAGTAACTTCAAAAACGATGAGCTTGCCCGAAGTATTCTTGGAGAACGCTTGGCGGTAAAGAGCAAGTACAAACGGTTCTTTCAGAACAACGAGAGCGCGCTCAAGGCGTTCCTTACACGCAAGGATTCCGGTATGAATCTGTCTTCGCGTGTGTGGAATCTGACGCAGAAGTACAAATCTGACCTCGAACTTGCTCTGTCAATCGGTTTGGCCGACGGCAAGAGCGCAGCAGAGTTGAGTCGAGACATTCGAGCGTTTCTCAACGAGCCAGAGAGGTTGTTCCGACGCATCCGCAACAAGTATGGCGACCTCACACTATCAAAGGCTGCCAAATCGTATCATCCGGGAGAAGGTATTTATCGAAGTAGTTACAAGAATGCTTTGCGTCTCGCTCGAACCGAGATAAACATGGCCTATCGCACAGCCGACCATACTCGGTGGCAACAGCTTGATTTCATTGTCGGATTCGAAGTCAAGAGGTCAGGTCGCGATTACTCGTGTTCCATCTGTGCGGCCTTTGCCGGTAAATACCCAAAGTGGTTCAAATTTACGAGTTGGCATCCAAACTGCCGATGCTACGTTATTCCAATATTGATGACGGATGCTGAATTTTGGGCCGAATCTGAAACAAGTATCAACGAGGTCAAGGAGGTACCGGACGGGTTCAAAAACTGGTGCTCGCAAAATATGAAACGGGCGAAAGAGGCTACTTCCGTCCCATATTGGGTTCGCGACAATTTCAAAAACGGCCGACTTGAGAATGGATTGCGTCTTGTGTAAAGTGCTGGGGAATACCCGGCACTTTTCATATTCTGACTTGTGAAAAAACATGTAATCAACTGAAAAATAATTGGTTATACGTTTGGCTAAAAGTCAAACAATTTGTAGTTTTACAATACAAATAAAAGATAATCAATTAGTTATGAAAGCTACAATAAAGTTCATCGACGCAGACCTCACGAATGGCAGAACAGACCTTATGGTCGGCATTGAACGTATCACGATTGATTCAAAGTTTTATCGAGCCTTACGGGAGGCCGTCAGCAAGGCTGGCCGTATCATCAAATCGCATCCGTTCGTCGGTTATGTAAACGTGACTCCCGCCATGCAATATGAACGTCGGTTTGCAAAAGAAATCGAAACAATCCTTAAAATAGCAAGATTATAATCATGGAAAACTCAATCAATGAAAACGGGTGTTCTGTATGTCGGCCCGGACAAGAAAACTACACCTCCTACAAGACGCGCATCGGTCGCAAGGAGGTAATACGATGGCAGTACGATTACCGCACGGAGGATGGAGAGTTGTTCTCCTGCATCGGTTCGTCGCTCGATAGCTGTCGGGCCAAGCGTGATTTATGGCTGTCTCAACTTCGATAATCATGGCAAGAACGGTAGTCAAGGTGTATTTGAGAGGCAGGAAAGGAGACCTCGACAGCTTCATTACCCCAATAAACCTTTCGGAAAAGGAGGCCCGCGATTATTATTTGGGCAAGTGGTGGAATATGGGAGCAGAGACCGACAAGATGATGAAATGTTATAGAGTAGATATACTGGAAACCAATAAATAAAGAGCAATGGAAACAATCATTTTAAGCAAGAGAAACTGCCATCGTGCAGACAAGGTTCGACAAATCGCCCACCCAGAATACGGTGAGTGGACTTTCGAGTGGCGCGGCCAGAAACTTCGTGAAGGCATTTTTCACACCGAATATGCTCACCTTGCCTCTAAACCCGGATGGGGCAATGCTACGGTAATTTCTGATAGCGAAACCGAAATGAAGCTCTGGGAGGTCATATCGTGGAAATACGACATCACCTTCGAGGAGCTATGGAGCAGAGCTGTTCGCGCCTATGACGGCACGAGCCATAGTCCTGAAGTGCGCGCTGCAACAGCAATTCGCGAATATGAAGCTCTCGTTATCGAGGATTTGAAGGAGCTTCCGGCAGAAGAACACGAAGAGTACATCGCCAAATTCCGTGAATGGGTCGGGACGCTCTTCGACAAGCACTCCTGCATTTTAAGTCCGATGATTACAGGGCCGGCGAATTTTCCCACCCGTAGGAACGAGAGAGCCAATAATTCCTTCGACCGAGCCGTTGAAGAGTTCAATTCGTGGCGAGCCAAATATGCGAAACGGGTTGCAAAGCGCATTGAGGCAGCCAAGTCTCCCGAAGAGAAGGAGGCAGAGGAGTGGCTCGGTCTGAAGCGAGACATCGACTACAACGCGCGAACTTGCGTGGAGATTGATACCGGCAAAAACACCTATTCGTATCGAACGGCTTTCACGAACTCAATCTCCGGCAAAGTGGAGCGACTTGCCTACAATGGAAAAGCCTCTCTCGTATTGAAGGCACTCGCATACATCAAGGAGTTGCAGGAAAATAAGGAAATAGGGCTGAAAAAGCCGCTCTTCACCTCCCGCCATAGCATCTGGAAGCTCCAAGAGGTCTGCGAAAAGGCCATTCAGAGGCAAGCCGAACGCGCGAACAAAGAGAGCGTGGAGATTCCTTTTGAGGGAGGTAAAATCGTGAAGAACTACGCTGAAGACCGCCTGCAAATCTTTCACAACGAGAAGCCTGCATCGAACATCATCTATGCACTCAAGCATAACGGATTCAAGTGGTCGCGGGCCAACGTGTGCTGGCAGAGACAACTTACGACGAACTCCTATTATGGAGCAGCGCGAGTCATCATAGGCGACAGCTATGAGCACAATGACGCTCGCAGTGCGTTCGTTAAGACTCTGACGAACGCGAAGTAAAATTTCCTGCAAATATGTTTTTCGGATAACTTGCGATTAAACACCATGTTGCATATAATCGAATAGTTAAGAACGAAAAATGTTTCATTTTTTTGCAAAAAGTGTGAATATTATTCACACTTTTTGCTTATCTTTGCAACAAGCGTATGACGATGTACGCCACGGATAACTGCACGAAACGACACACTTGCTCTTGGTTTTCAGTAACGTGGGAAGTCTGCTGGCATACGAGTCAGCAGACTTTTTTATTTAACTAATAACCAAAGCAATGAGTAAGGTATCGCGAGTAATCGTAAAACTGAAACCCAAAGTAGCATCACTGGGGTTCAGCAGACTTGAGGTAGAGGGTGCTGCATCTCGTATTGCAAGCAACCTCGCCGAAGATGCTTCCGATGAGGACATTGACGCGGCAATCGACGCGGTTTTGCCCTATCTCGAATTAGCCCAGACCTCGGCCAATCGCATCATCAACAAGGCGAAGGACGGGGATGGCAAAAAATCCAAAGCAACCGGCGAGTCGGACGATGACGACGCCTCCAAAGGCAGCGAAGACGGCAAGAAGGCTCCTGAATCGGCGGGTGCAAATCTCCACAACGTAGACGAACTGAAGAAGGTTCTCGGCGGCATTATGAGCGAGGCACTCTCGCCCATCACCAAGAGACTCGAAGCAATCGAGGGTGGCAAAATCGCGGATACGCGACTCGCGAAGGTTCAGGAAATCGCGAAGAAGGTCGGCGGTCTGTACGAGAAGAATCTCCTCAAGAACTTCGGTCGCATGACCTTCGAGAGCGACGATGACTTCCAGTCCTATCTGGACGAAATGAAAGCCGACGTCGAAACCTACGTTCAGGAGAACTCCAACGAAGGGCTCGGCAAATCACCCAAGCCGAAAGGGGCGTCTGGTGGCGGAAATGGCACCATCGACCCTGTTCTGCAAGAGCGAATCAACGAGCGCAAGGCCGAAACGGTAGCCCCGGCCATCGCAGGGCTTCCTGAAAACAAGTAGTCAAACATGAACAACAGATTCCAACACACGCCCCCTGCGAAGCCCGTTCCCGTCGTGTTCGAGCAGGTTTTCGCAGAAAAGCCCGCGGGCGGCGTCGTACCCGAACCTGCGTATGACCTCATTCCGGGTACCGCGGTAAGCGTTGAGGGTAAGCCTATCAAGGCGTATCGACTCGCCAAAGCGGTCGCGGCCGCGGATACCTCCATTCAGATTCAGAAAGGAAGCGGCGTAGAGGTCGGCGACTTCATCGGCCGCGGCAAAAAGGCCGTCGCCTGTACGCAGGTGGACACCTCGAATCCGAACTACGACGTAGTTACCGTAACTCTCGGCGTAGCCATCGACAACGATGTGGTGCTCTATCAGGCCAAAGCCGCAAGTACCGATGCCGCGGAACCGATTCACAAGCCGGTGTACGTCGTCGGTGGCCCCGTCTACGCAGGGATGGGAGACCAAGAGGTTCGCCTCGTAAACGGCGCAAACCTGCGAAAAGAAACCGCGCCTATCTCGGAAGAGGTGGTCGCGATGATGAAATCCATTCAACTCGTGTAAGGTATGGGACAGATGAACAAACCCCTTTTTGAACTCGACCAGCCGGGATTGCAGGCCGAGGTCAATTCGTACAAGCCCGGCAATGGCCTCACATGGCCTACGCTGTTCCCCCTCAAGTATACCCCGAAGTTCGACCTGAAGGGCATCGAGGGCGATGAAGGCATCCCGGTATCGGCCGACCGTGTTGCATTCAACACGAAGGCCCCGATTAAGAGCCGTAAGACGGTCGGTTCGTGGAGCGGCAAACTCTCGAAAATTTCCATGTCCAAAGAGAAAAACGAGCTGGAAATTAACGAGTACGAAGACCTGCAACGTGTGGCCGCCGCGAACACGGAGGACAAACAGGCCGCCCGATACCTCGTGGATATGGTCTACGACGATGTGAAAGCCTGCAACGACGGCGCCGACTACAAAATCGAAATCGACGCCTGCCGTATCGGTTCGCGCGGCATCCAGACCTTCACGAAGGAAATCGACGGTGACATGGCTACCGAGAACATCATCGACTTCAACGTGCCGAAGGAAAACTTCGTCGCACCCGCGATTCCGTGGGACAAGCCCGGCGCAGACGGCCTCGGCGATATTGCCAAGTGGCAGAGTAACATTGCCGCGCAGGGTAAGAAGAAGCCGATGTACGCTTTCCTTGAGAAGGCAGCCTTCGAGACCCTCCTTTCGCAGGAGAAGACGATGAAGCGTGTAGCTTCTGTGCTGCTCAGCGTAACCGGTCTCACGTCGGCCGAGGTGTTGGCTTTGGACAATATCAACTCGTACCAGAGCAAGCACGGCTATCCGCGCATCATCGTTCTCGACACCTACGCGACCATCGAGGACAAGGCTGGCAATTTCACGACCATCAAGCCGTGGAACAAGAACGTCGTAACGCTGTCGCCCGCACCCCAGCTCGGTTGGACGTATTTCAAGACCGTTCCGGTCGTGAAGGGAACCGACGCTATTCAGGCGCATGGCCGATATGCCAAGACCACCGTCTATTCGCAGGTGAATCCTCTCCTCGAAGTGACGATGATTGAGGCATACGTTCAGCCCGCGCTCATCAACCGCGCGTCGCTCGTGTTCGCGAACATCGCCAACACCGAGTGGGCCGACGGCAAGGCTACCGACGAAATGTCGGACGAAGACAAGCAAGTTCGCGTAGCATCCGCTTCGGCTCCCGCCGCAGACAACAAGGTGAGCGTCTTCGGCCAGACGTTCGAGAAAGAGACCGTCTTGGCGGCCATGAAGTCGATTGGTGAAACCACCAATCAGAACATCACGGTTGCCAATCTCGAATCGAAAATCGCGGCCCTCGATGAGGACAAGAAGGTAGAACTCAAGCAGGCTCTCGGCATCGAGGTGTAGAGGTATGCAGACCGTATTTGAGGCTTTGGCATCAAGCGTCGGTTATCCAGTTCCGAAGGGTACTATCGAGGCTATCGCAATGAAGCGAGGCATTTACAATTCGTTGCAAGAGGAAATCAATCCTCAAGTAATGAGCGGTAAAGCCTACGCTCTTTGCGAGGCCGACATGATGAAGTATTTGGTAACGGTAGCTAACGTGAGCGAAGGCGATGTGAGTATCAGCATGAGCGATAAGGACATTCTTATCAATACTGCCAATTCCGTCTACTCTGCGTATGGCGAGCCTCTTATCGGTGTACCTCGGCGGCCGACCGTCGAAAACCTTTCAGACGAGTAATGGTAGAGTTTAGACCACATAGTTTGAGGATTCGTAAAGCCTCCGGCTACCGCGACGAGGCGACCGGAGACTGGATTCACGAAGAAGAATCGTGGAGCGAGCCGATTCGATGCAGGTATGTACCGAACGGAACCGGCCAGCAGATTCGCAAAGAAGACGGAGAGCTGTACACCTTTTCCTATGTGGTTTATCTTGACCCTGACGAAAGAGAGTATCGCCGTGGAGACATGGTTCGCCTATACGATGAGGCCGGTCAGAATGTAGCAGAACAGCGGATAGTGCGGCCCCACAAAGGCCAGCTCGACACGAAGCTATGGCTATGAAGCTGAAAACTCCCATCGGCGAAGTTGATGGGCTTATATCCCAGACAAACCAATATGCCGAACGGCAAACGATTCGGATGCTCGGTTTTCTCGGAGAAAAGTGCATCATCGAAGCAAGGGATAGGTCTCAACAGGAGAGCTGGTACGACCAGACTGGAAACCTGCGTAGCTCAATAGGCTACGTCATAGTGGTAAACGGCAAAATCGTATCAACCAGCCAATTCAAGAAAGTGAAGAACGGCTCCAACGGAGTTCTGGAAGGAAAGGCACTCGCGAAAAAGCTCGCAGGTAACTACAAAACAGGCTATGCACTTATCGTTGTCGCAGGCATGCACTACGCGGCCTATGTCGAAGCGATGGACAACAAAGTCGTGCTGACGTCGGCGGAACTTCTTGCTCGTCGAGAATTGCCCGGCATGATGCGACAACTTAAAACCCAGATAGCGGCGTGATGAAGTCGGTAACAGAAATACAAGACATCCTCTATTCGATTCTTGACGGGTCGGATTTGCATAGAGAGATTCAGTCGCGAGGCGGTGCAATCTACACCGATGAGCGACCGATGAACTCCGGCAAAGAGGACATCACGATTCTTCCTCTCGACGGCCTCGTTGGGGGCGACACGCAAGAGCTGGTGCTCAATATCAACATCTACGTCCGTGACATTCCGCGTGACAACCAGATGATTATTGACAAGCCCAGAGTGCGGCATTTGTCGCGTCTCGCTATCTCCCTCTTGGAGGAATACGTGATGAGTGATTATCAGTTCCATATCGAAAAACAACCAGTTTTCAAGGTGGATGGGGCTGACGAACATTGCATCAATAACAGAATTTTATTCACACTCTTAAAGTAAACCAATATGGCTGAAAAAGCTATTACCGCATGGGGACGATGCAGAATCACGTCAGGTGAAGCATCCGAGGATGGGTCTCTCGGTCAGTCCCTTAAAGACGTTGGTAAAATCAAGGAGGATTCGACGACGCTCGAACTCATCAAAGGCAACGTCAATGAGCTGTGGGGAGAAGGGCACGAGCTTCTCGACCGCATGGAACTTGAAGGCTCGTGGTCGCTGAAGTTCACGATTTACAAGGCCAATCTTGCGAAAATCGCAGAACTTTTCGGCCTTTCGGCGCCCCAAAACGACCGTCTGCCGATGACAACGACCATCGTCCAGTCGCCGCGCTCCTTCGTCGTTACCCCGTTCCTTGACGGTGCTATCGGCGCAGAGCTTCCGAACAGCAGCGTATCTCTCACGCCCCGATTCGTAACGAAGGAGGGCTGGACTATCGACGTTGAGGCTACCACGATTGACCCTGAAGACGAAGGCGTTGCAACTGCAACTCTTTTCGTGCATCACAAGGCACAGGCGGCTTCGGCGAAGGCGGCTCCGGCCAAAGCGTAAGCACGGCCACCACGGGACGGGTAATCTGCCAGCCCGTCCCAACCGCGGATTTAGCTCAACGGTAGAGCGTCGGTCTTCCAGACCGAAGATGGGGGTTCGACTCCTTCAATCCGCTCAATTTTTTGCGATATGGATAGACAGAAAATCATAGAGGCGGCGGTTTCCGATGCGATAATCGGTCGCCCTATCTCTTTCGAGCTGGACAAGAAGAAATACGAGATTCATCCGCCCACTCTCGGTAAGATGCAAATACTCTCGAAACTCTATCTGCAACTCGACATTGACGAGAAGAACCTCGCGGAAGAGCCGCACCTCGAAGCTATGAGGATATGCGAGAGTAAAACGGACATTGTTTGTGAGTTGATGGCCGTCGCAACGCTCAACAGCAAGGATGAACTTTTCAACGATGAATTAGTGAAGGAGCGCGCCGAGTTGTTCAAGTGGAATTGCTATCCGCAAGATTTCGGCAACTGCCTCCTCGCCATACTCGCGCAGGTTAATTATGAAAATTTTATGACCTCTATTCGATTGACGAAGATATTAAGGCAAAACAAGCCCACCGCAAAAAAGAGGGCGGGTCGAGTAGAGTAATCGGAGGTCGCTCTCTTTGGGGCGGAATGTTGGATGTTGTTTGTGCCAAATACGGCTGGACATTCGACTACGCCTTGTGGGGAATCAGCTATATGAATCTGAATATGATGATTGCCGATTCCATAACGATTTTAACCTCCTACGGTAAAGACGAAGAGAACAGAGAAATACTGAAAGCGGATGACCCGGCCAATGCCGAGGCCATTTTGGAAATGTTTGGACAGAAGTTATAATGAACGGAATACAAGGAGCACTCCACTTCGATATAACCGGAGACAACACCAATCTTGAGAAGGCCCTCGCGGCGTCGCGGGCGTCGATTATCTCAAGTGGTGAGACTGCCGACCGCGAAGGTGCGCGCATTGAGCAGATGTTCAAGCGCGCGACCTCTGGTGCCCTTGCCTTTTTCTCTGTTGCAAAAGCCACCGATTTTGTCAAGTCGATGGCAACCGTTCATGGGGAGTTTCAGGCCATCGAAATCGCATTGAGCACGATTCTCGGTAGCGAAGAGAAGGCGATGGGCCTTGTCGCTCAACTGAAGGACACCGCGGCCAAGACTCCTTTTGACATGAAGGGAGTGGCAAGCGGCGCAAAGATGCTCCTTGCTTACGGTGAAAGTGCCGATACGGTAAACGATACCCTTATAAAGCTCGGAAATATCGCGGCCGGTCTGTCCCAGCCCCTCGGTGATATTGTGTATCTCTATGGTACTACAATGACGCAAGGTCGCCTCTACACGCAGGACTTGAACCAGTTTACCGGCCGAGGTATTCCGATGATTCGAGAGCTTGCAAAAGAGTTTGGCGTTGCAGAAAGCGAGGTCAAGAAGCTCGTTGAGGAAGGTAAGGTTGGATTCCCGGAGGTTCAAAGGGTTGTAGAGAACCTGACGAACGAAACCGGCATGTTCTACAACCTCATGGAGCGGCAGAGTGCCGCCGTCACTGGTAAAATTTCCAACCTCGAAGACGCATGGGCATCCGCGCTCGACAAAATGGGCCAGTCCAGCGAAGGATTTTTGTATGCAGGAATCGAAGGGGCTACCTATCTCGTAGAGCACTACGAAACGGTGCTCAAGATTCTCGGCACGCTCATCACCGCATACGGTTCGTACAAGGCCGCGCTTATTGCAATCAACGTTGTTCAGAAGGTGTCGGCCACCATTGAGGCCACTCGTGCGCTGCTTGCACAGACCCAGATGTTGCGCCGGGCTACGCAGGCTCAAATCCTCTTCAATCAGGCGGTGAAGGCAAATCCCTACGTTCTTGCCTTCTCTGCACTGACGACGCTTATTAGCGCGCTGGTTATGTTCTCCGATAAGGGTGAAGATGCCGAAAAGGTTACAACGAGTCTTGCCAATGCGAATAAGCGGGCCGGTGATGAGTTCGACAAAGAGTCGGCGAAGATTAAGTCGCTGACTGACATTGTGAACAACTCAAATGTCGCCTACAACGACCGCAAGACCGCTCTTGAAGAATTGCAACGTATCATCCCAGATTACAATGCTTCTTTGACAAAGGAGGGTGAGTTGCTGAACAACAATACCGACGCAATCAAGAATTACCTCGTCCAACTGGAGAAGCAAATCAAGATGAAGGCTGTTCAGGAGGAACTGGAAGAGGCATACAAAGAGCAACGTCAGATTCAGAAGGAATGGGACGCCGCGCATCAGGACTTGTCCAACAAGCGTACTAATTCAGCATACTACGACAAGCCGATAATCGACGTTGCCGGTATGTTTGGTCAAAGAGACCTTCAAAAGGCTGAAAAGACGTTTAATGAAGTGGATGCAAGGCTTCAGAAGGTGAACCGGACGATTGCATCGCTCAATTCTGAAATAGCTTCAACGTCTGCATCTACGGCTGGCGGTACAACAAAGTTCAAAACATTTGCGGAGCAACTTGAAGCCGCGAAAACCCGCGTCTCCACCCTCAAAGGTGAATTGAAAGACCTGCTCGCAGGCAAAGGTGATGTTTCCAATTTCGCCCAAGCTATTGAGGACAAGCGAAAAGAAATCAGCAAGGCGGAGGATGACTACGACCTGCTTCGTGGTATTGACCCAAAGAAGAAGACTGGCAGGACTGCAACAACTACGTCGGTCGATTACAAGACCAAGATGGAAAACGATGCGCGAGAAATCGCACGCCTCTATGAGGATTTGGAGCTGTCCATCCAGAAGTCGCGAATCGACGCAATGGAAGAGGGACTTTCGAAAATTCTTGCGCAAAACGAGTTCAACCACAAGCAGGAATTGGTCGCCATTGAGCGCCAGAAAGAAGATACCCTGCGCAAACTTCAAGAGCAGGAGAAGACCATCTGGGAATCGAATAATCCAGATTGGAAGAAGAAGGGATTGAAGTTTACTCCCACGGTTACGGAGCTACCGAAGGACGTGCTCTCTCAATTTGATTCTTTGACAGAAGAAGCCAACAATCGACTTGTTGCCGATAACAAGCGAGTGATGGATGAAATGCTCGATGACTATCGAGCTTACGAAGAAAAGAGAACCAAAATCTCTGAAGATTACGAGAAGAAGCGGAACGCTCTCTACAAGGAAGATGGTTCGCTTCGTGACGGTGTATCGCAGGGCAATGTGGACGAATTAAATCGTAGCGAGAACGAGGCTTTGAAGGCCGTTGATGATGAGTTCGCCCAGCGAGAGGCTACCTACCAAGTATGGATGGCTGCGATTGCGGATTTGACTCTTGAGCAGTTGAAGGCTGTTCTTGCAGAAGCAGAAAGCGAGCTGGAAAAACTCGAAAAATCTGGCACGGCGGACGGTCAGCAGTTGGCGGTTGCCAGAGCAAAAGTGAATACCGCACGAAAGAAAGTTTCGACGGCCAGCGCAGATAATGACTTGAATCCGAGCAAGCGAACGCTCAAAGAGTGGGAAGACCTGTACAAAACGCTGAATGAAGTAGAGAAAGAATTTGAGAGCATCGGTGATACCGTTGGTGGCGTCGTTGGCGAAATCATATCCGAATGCGGAAAATTTGCCACCTCCGCTCTTACGATGATAAACGGCATTGTGCAACTGACGCAGATGTCGGCTACGAGTATACAAGGAACCGCCGCGGCTGGCGCGACGGCTATTTCCACTATGGAGAAAGCCTCGGTTATCCTCACTATTATTTCGGCCGCGATGCAGATTGCGATGCAGATTGTTAATCTGTTTAATAATGATGAGGAATACCAGAAGGAAATCGAAAAATTGCAAGAGCGTATCGACCAGTTGCAATGGGAGCTGGACAACGCAGAAGTAAATCGGCTGCAAAGCAATACTTTCGATATTCTGACGAAGGTCAAACAAGTATATGCCGAGGTTACGGCTGAAGTTCTCAAACTTCACTCCTCCAGCAGTAGGACGTGGGGATGGATGTATCAAATGATAGGACGAGTAACCTATCAAAACGAGATACTAACGAAGTCCGCCGAGAAACTTGCGATTGCATATGCCAATATTGAATATACGGCCGACAAAGCACTCGGAGCCGAGAAGTTCTCCAATGCCAAAACGCAGTTGGAGAATATCGCCAAGCAGCAGCTTCTCATTCAAGAGCAGATTCGTAATGAAGATGCGAAAAAGAAAACCGACCACGGCCAGATAGCCGAGTGGGAACGGCAGATTCAGGAACTCGGCGAAGAGGCCAATAAAATCATCAATGAGATTGTCGAGGAGATAATCGGCGGTAGTGCCGCAGACCTCGCGAACGAGCTGGGCGATGCCTTCATCGAGGCATTCAGAGCAGGAGAGGATGCGGCAGAGGCATGGGGCAAAAAGGTTGATGATATTGTCGCTGACGTCATCAAGCGCATGTTGGTAAGCAAGTACCTTGAAGAACCTCTCGGCGAAATCTTCGACAAGTACAAATCGAAGTGGTATAAGGACGGTGAGTTTGCAGGCATCGACGCCATCATGGAATCCATGAACGGTTTTGCGAACGACCTCAATTCGGTTGGAGATGAGTTTCAGGCAATCTGGGATGCGCTGCCCGATAGCATCAAGAATCTGATAACCGTTACCGACGACGCGGCCAACCGAGAAGCCTCGGAGCGCGGTATCGCTACCGCCAGCCAAGAGAGCGTCGATGAGAATAACGGTCGTCTGACGGTGATTCAGTCCCACACATATACGATGAACGAGAACGTAAAATTGCTTGTTCTGTTTAGCGACAAGATGTTGGAGACCACAAATGCAATCCGGGAGAACTCCGAGTTCTGCAAGAAACTCGACAAGCTCGACAGCATTGACAAGGAGGTTACGAGATTGCGTGTCAAGTTGGATGAAATATCGGACGATGGATTGAAGGTAAAGTAGTTATGGATAATACGTTGATTCAAAATATACACTCTCAATGGGTGCAGGCCAAGAAGCAGGCCCAAGAAGAGTGTGAAAATCGCTCTCTGTTCAACATGGCGGAGAAGTACCGTGCCTGCTCAATGTTCAAAGGCACGGAAACCGTCGAGGAGGTGCTCGCGCTGTTCACTACTCCGCAAGGAATTGAGTTCTGCACGAAGCACTCCTTTCCTACGATTGAAACGTGTCGCAAATTCAAGAGCGAAACCGCGGAGAGACTCGGAATCTTCGTAGAGTCGGATGCCCACGTCAAGAATCTGCCGATTGTGATTCTTGTAGGAGAGTGTCATGCGGAACTTGAATACAACGACCCCGACAAAAGACATCAAGTCGTACTTATGCACGGCGCGTCAGCCCACATTAAAGCCTCGAATTGGGCTGTCGTGTTTGTGAACAATACAGGAGGCGGTATTGTGGAAATCGAAGCAGAGGACAACGCGAAAGTATTA